TAAGTATCTTATCCATTTTAAAATCCCACTAACAGCGTAAGCATACACCCAGCAGCAACGCCAACAAAAAAAACTGTTGAAGTTTTTAAATAATCGTTTTCATGGTTATCCATCAAAGCACCCCGACTCGTTGTAGTAAAATCGTAATAAGCATTGCGGCGGTTGAAATTAAAACCAATTCGATCCTACGCAATCTGGCATTGATTGCCGTATGACGCAAAGTGCAGATAGCTTCATGTTTATCCAACGATGCTGCCACATCTTTTGCATTTTCAGTTTCTTGATTTCCCTCTAAATGTTCTAATTTTAGTGGGAACGCTTCTAAATATTTATCGTTTTCAGACATTGGTTTTCTCGCTACTCTACAAGTCATTAGTGAAGATGCCGTTCTATCACATCGTAGGTTCGTAAGATTGCGCCTTTGGTAGCCGCTGCTGCAATACAACTAACATCTTGTCCATTTGGCATTCTCGTTTTAACAAGTGCCGTCCATTTTTCGCCGCCCTCATCATACCAAATTTCTAAAAGCGTGTTAGCTTTTTGCCCAACCATTTGCAACCGCAACTTTTCAGACGAACGTTGCAGTGCTGTATCTAAAGATTTAGAATCATAACATTGATGAATTACATTCACCGAACCTAGCGGAATAATTTTATCTTCAGCTAATAACTTGCCCGATGAGAATAATAATAAAAGTAAGAAAAAGTATTTCATGCAAGGAACAAACTCCTTTCAGCGGCTCTACGGCGAACCAATCCTTTTAATATTCTACCGCCAGCTTTTCGCCATTTTGGAAATTCATCTGCTGCGCCATCATAGTCTTCACGATTTAATTTCATTCTTAGTGTGGAATTTTGTAGATTGCCTAAGCCTAAATTAAACGAAAATGACACAAGACTTGAAAATTGATTATGATTTAATTTAACATTAACCAAACGACGAACTCCCCTTTCGAAATGGTTGAGTTCATGCTTAAGTATAACTTCCGCCTCTTCTTTGGATAATGCTGGGCTATCCATTTTAACCTTTGAGCCGTTAAGAAGACGGGTGAACCCCCATCCCTGGGTTGGAATGTTCGCAGGGCATCGATAAGGTGTTGCGCTCCACCCTTCAAATTGTTTGATGATGTGTAACCCACTTGCATTTATATGCTTTTGTTCTTCAAGAGATTTTTCAACAAGACTATCGAGATAGCTCATTTTTTTCTATTTAATGCTCTACCGCCGAACCAAAAGGAAATGACAGCGGCAAACAGTGCCATAACCTCATCTGTCCAAACAGCATCAACCGCATCTAACGATGACACTCCCGCAGCGGTTAAAGATAAATATGCAGAAACTTCAACAAAAATAAATAACGCAAAAAAGCAATACGTTATTACTGGACGCACTGAACCTCGCAAACCATCAATAAACGGCACTCCTGTTGGTTGCATTGATTTGTGCAAACTTTCAATTTCTCGCACATCTGCTTCAACATTAATTTGCTCTAGTTTAATTTGTGCCACACGCTCTGCTTGCTCAATTTGCAAAGACATAACTTTTAACTCATGGGATTTATCAGCACGATCTTGAAAAAAATCCATGACTTTCGGAAGAAAACTTGTGCCAAATCCCAAAAGACTACCTAAAAGTGAAATCATAATTAATCCTTTATTAGATTAAAAACGCTAAACAAATACAAAAAATTAAAAACAAACAACCGCCAATCACAAATCGGTGGGTAAATTCATCTGGAATTTTTGTACTAAATATTTCTGTTGATGAAATGTTTTTTGGAATTGCATCGTGAAATTTTTGATACGCTTCATTAACATCTTTAATTGTTTTTTTGTTAACTTTCATATTGCCTCTGCAAAGCTAACAGCAGATAAAGATTTAAGCTGTGACGCAGTTGCCGACACCGTGCCGCCAGACGAAGCTGAAGGATACCATCGGCTTGCCGATACTGCTACGTTTTCTGGATGGCCGACAGTATAAACGCTTTCTGTTCCCACAATTCCATCAAAATCAACCCCTGTTAATGCTGAAGGAGTTTCACCGTTGTTACCACCAATCACTGAAAACAGCATCCCTCCTTCTGGAACATCAATAGTCCCACTTGGATTAGTTGATGCTGACACCTCAAGAGTATCCGAAGCTGAATCTGCAGCATTTTTAACTAAATACACCATAATGCCACATCTTGATTGACCACTATCACTTGTAACAACAATGTCTCCAGTAGCTGAAGTGTTTCCATTTACTTGATATAAAAATAATCTGCCGTATGTATCATGTGTAGACACAGCAAGCGATGTTGCAGTAGTGCCATCAATCGTAATAGAAGCAATGTCAGCATCTGCACCGTATATTAGACCGCACACTATAATTTTTCCTACGCCTAACGGACAACTGCTAAAAGTGTACGCTGTAGCGGCCGCCCCTGTTCTCTCTGTGTGGACTAATGCCCTCGATATTCTATTGTTTGGTGGAAATGCTACGCACGTTCTGGCAAATTCAGTGTGAGCCGATGCTGGTGTAAAAACAATTTCATGCGATAGAGACTGCGCTGCATAAGTATTGCTTGCTGAATATAATCGAGTATTCCCACTAGCACTCATATTATCTTTATTCTCAGTTAGTGCATCAGCATCCCCTGACCACGCTCCAGCTTGATCGCCAATACCCCCACACACTCCTATGACTGCTCCACCAGCAGGAATGTCCATTTGAAAAGTTGCTGTTGAACTGTTGTGAAAAGTTTTGTGAATATGACCTTCCGATGCGTTATATAAAGCATAAATCACTAGCGCAACGTACGGATTGCCTTCGAATGTGAACTTAATATCACCTGTACCGCTAAAACTACCAGAAGGTGTCGCCAAACTATATAAACTGCAAGTATGACTAGTTGACGCAGCGGGCGAACCACCAGCGGCATAGCTTGTAGGATATGGGCCACCTGACCCTGATGGTGCCGCTGCAATAATATTAGCACAACTAACTAATGTTCCCGCTGTATTTTCTATTTCATAGGTGATTGGGACACCGTTTCCATTATCTGTAGTTATTCCAAGAACAGTTACTCTGTCTAAAGCCTGAGTGCCTAAATCAACATTTGAAAAAGTTATTGCATTACTGCTTGCTTGACCTGTGTGACTGCTTGATGCATCACAATGTTCAAGAGTTACCGCTGCTGCTCCCCCCGCACTTGCAACAGCACCAAAGCCAATGCCATCCATCGGTGATAAGAACATCAGCTGTCATCCTTTGCATCAACAGTGTAGTAGATTTTACAGCCTATCAATCTTGCATCTTCAGTCATATTATCAGTACCATTAGAGACATCACGATAAATCCGAAAATAACAAATGTCTCCAACAGCGGGTGACCCTGCAATTGTTACGGCTCCAGACGTTGCTGTAACCATCAAATCTTCAGCTGCTGATAGTGCGTTATCAGTAACAACAACGCCTGTTCCATACGCTACATCAATTGTGTCGTTATCGCTGACTGCAACTCCCTGTAACCCCCAAGCTACCCCATCGGTGTCAGTAGCAGTTGTTGTCCAATAAACTGAAAATGTAATGGTTCCTTCATTCCAGGATTTTGGAAATGAAATTTGAAACTGGGCATGTTCATCGGCACCATCATCAAAATCTAAGACTTGCATATCGGGCCTACCAGCAGTTGTTTCTGCATCGGTAATAGCGGCACAGCCATTAGAAACTGTAGGTCTCATGGCTCCGGCTGGAACCCAAATCGTATGTGTTCCCTGCACAATACCAACACTTCCAACAACACCAGCAATAGTTCCTTTATTAGCAGCACTATCTGTTGCATCAAAAAAGGGAATAAAGTCATTGGTTGTATCAAATGTTGCTTCAGTTGATAAAGAATTAATATCTAAAGCAAGAGTACCAGAAGAAGTAATTGTACCACCAGACAATCCTGTTCCACCAACAACTGATGTAACAGTGCCGCCGCTTCCTGGAACTATGTTAGCAAATACTATTGATGTGGTATTTAAAGTACCCCCAGTGTTAGATGTACAATGAAATAATTTGTCTGCATTTGTTGACCCTTCTTCAACATGAATTAACGCACCACAATGTTCATCGTAACTATCAAACAAGTCATCCCTTGCAGGACTTGCTTGCACAACGTAGATACCATTTTGATTTCCAGTGCTTTGATCCTTGACTAAAACTAAGTCGTTAGTTGCTAGGGTTACACCATCAAGAGTGTCTCCGTTGTTGAGTGCGGTAGCAATTGTAATGTTTGCCGTGGTTGCTGCTCTAACAGTAGAGCGTTTAGCAAGGCCAGCTAATAAACCGTCTACATATTGTTTTGTGGCAATATGCATGGATGATGACGGATCACCTGCCATTGTTGAAGTTGCCACCATGCTTGAAAAAGTACCCCCTGTTACAGTCTTTCCTGTAAACGTAATAGCATCGGGTATACTAATAGTTGGATTGCCACTAACACCGTTACCATTGGTTAGCGTAATCTGATTGCTTGTGCCAGTAATGGTTCTAGGTTCAGCGGCTCCACTACCAGCATGAGCAATCATGCCATTACCTTCGGTGTTAAGTAATGCGGTAAAAACTTGTGCAGCGGTTTTCATCTCATAATTTGTTGCACCCGAATTTACTTGAATAAAATTAGACGCAGTTAATGCAGCGGGAAGTGCTGTTTCAGATGAGTTTACTAAAGCATCGGCGGCGGCATTCCATCCAAGCAGCTTTGATGCAACTGGGTCTGGAACAACGGTTGAAGCATCTCCTGTGTAACTGTCACTATAAGCAAAACTTAAATCAGATGCACGTTCACGGTCTTGAACAGACATTGTTAATCGATCAAGATTTGTTTCTAATGTGTCTGCACTAAAAGGGTCGTTGGTAACATAATCACTTGTTTGCGTTACCGTTGTGTTTCGGCGAATGTGCCATTGTTTAGTGTCAGCAGGAATTGATCCAGAGGCTGCTGTTACCGTACCCGTGCTGCCATTGCCACCACTTACCGAATAATGGTCAGGATTTGTTTTTGTTGTCTCAACACCTGTTGCGATAACCCGTTCCACAACTATAATTTCTGCACTTGTACCCGTTCCCATAAATGGAAATGTTACAGCAAAAGCACTGGTACTACCGTTCCCTGTGTAAGAAACTGTTTTTGTGGTACTGCTTACGGTCATCGTATGTCTCCTGTTATCGTACAGTAAATATTACATCTAAAATTATTTGCCAATATTATTTTTCCATTCTTTAAGAGATTGTTCTGCTGTATCTATTACTTTATTTGATGAACGTGCTATAGAGTTCATTGCAATCATAGCATTGTCTATTATTAACCTTTTCTCTGTTTTAGAAAGATTTGGATGTTTATATGTGTCTGAAATAAGATTAAATTGTTCTGAAATGTCAGATTGACTTTTTGTTAAAAATTTTTCTAACTCTAGTCCTAATAATCCTTTGTTTGATTTTAAATTAATAAGTTTTTCAATTCCCTCTATATCTGCTTCATCTTCACGTTTTTTAAAACTATTAACTATTTGCATTAATTCATCTTTGCGTTTAAAAAAATCAGTAATAGGTTGAGAGTTTATACTTGGTTGACGAATAAGAAATGCTTTTACAAAAGGGATAGAATGAAGTCCTTCAATTTCTGGTTCAATTGTTTCTGGAAATACTTTAAGTTTTTTTCCTAAAGGATCAGAAATATATTCTATAAATTTTCTACCTAGTCCACCTGTCCATTGAGTTACATAATTTTCAATTTCAATTGGACTTAAATTTTCTAAAACTGGAATACCTGCATCGCCAAATAACATGCTAATTTTTTTTGCGGTTTCAGAAGTATATAATGTAAAACGATCTTGTGCTAAAGGAGCAGTGCTTGGATCAGACAAAGATCGTGGCTCTAAACTACGACCTTTAAAATATGAATAATTGGTTGCTTGCTCTATTATAGGCTGCGCTGCTGTTGGCGTTATACTTGATATAAGAGAATCTCCATCAAGTCCCATAGCTTCTAATAAATCTAGTGGAATATCTTCTAATTTTCTTTTTCCTTTCCATGCATCAAGAATGCGCTCTGGAACACTTCCGTACAGCACACCTAATTCAAATGGTTTTGGAATACGAAAAACATCTCCATCATCATTAATAAAAATCCAAAACAAATTTTTTTGCCACGCAGGAAGACCATTATATATTTTAGCACGTTCAGGAGTTGCGTTATTATGCCTCCATAAATATATAGATGGAGCCGTAATATACATAACAGCTTTAGCGTTAGTGCGAATAGGATTGTCATACATTGCCCGTGCAAATCTATCATATCCTTGAACTCTTGCATTTAAAAATGCAGACAACATATTTAAACCTTTCATTCCAGAGCCACGCCTAGCAAAATCTAAAGTAATTTCCCGTGATGCAAACGCTGCTTCTTGCATAGCTTCTTTTGTAGCAGGAATATTTAATTCTAATTGTTTTCCTTTTGGCTCCATAGCACGTTTAAACTCACCAAGTCGTGTTGAGTTTTCTAAAAATTCTGTTGATACTCGCAAAATTTCTAATGGTGATCTAACAACATTTATAACTGAAGAATACATATCTCCACTATCTATTATTTTAGAAAGACTTTCTCGTAAATATTGTCTATCCATTGATACAAGAGTTGCTTGCGCTCCACCCCCATATATCCAATCTTTAAAATGTTTATCTTTCTTTCTTAAAGAATTAAACCCACTAATAAAATCAACTAACCAAGGTCTAAATCCATTGCCACTATATACGGCAGCAGTAACATTATCTCTTATTGAATTACGAATAAAAAAATCTGGATCAAGAATAGCACCTGCTCGTAATGTTGTTGCAGGAACAGATAACAACCGCCAGACAATATTTAATGATTCTTCATCCATTCCCTTTAATGCTTTTGCTACATCTTCATCAACTTCAAGGACAACTCTCTTACCTTTATTCATATAACTAATAGTATTTGATAAATTAGATTGACCAATTGTCCGAAAAACTTCAATTTCGTCAGGTAATAATTTACCTTTTCCACTAAATTGTTGTAATAAACTTAACATTTCACTATCTGGGTCTGCTTTTTCAATAGCTTTTTCAAGTTCTTTATTTTTTATGGAAATAGGTTTAGATTTAATTGGTAAAACTTTAACTAAATCTGCACCTTTTTTACTTGACTTAGCAAGATCATGTAAAGTTTTAACAACATTATTACGTTCTGCCATTTGAACGTATACATAAGTATTTTTAATAATACTTTCTAAAGGATCAATAATTTCACGATCTGACCCTTTAATAGTACGAATAGGATTAAATATTTTTTTAGAAAGTCCACTACTACCTTCTTTATCTAATATACGAAAAAATGGAACATAATCTTTATTAGCTTCTTTAATAGCAGAAAACATTTTATTACTTAAAACACCACTATCCTTTAAATAAGTTAATACATTATTTTGATATTCTACAACATTACGAAAAATAGGTTCAAAGTTTTTTGCATTTTCATTAATTACTTTTTCAAGTTCAACTTTGTTTTTTTCAAATCCTGTTTTAATACCACGGCCCATAAGCTCTAATGCACGTTTTGCAACTGCATAATCACTAAATCTTCTTACTTGAACCCCATCATTAGCAATAGGTTTTAATATTTGTCTTAATCCTGGCCCTACAACTTTTCCAGTTAAAAAATTTCTTACTTCATGCTCAAGGAATAAATTTGCTTTATTCATAGATGATACTTGTAATCTAGCTTGTTCGTAAGGACGTAAATTAATTGGAAGCTCACGACCTTCTGCAAGTTCCCGTTGAATTTTTTTAATAGGATTAAGTTTGTTTACAAACGTTTCATATATTTTTGAAAATATTGGCGCACCTTTGCGTGGACTTCCTTCTCTTGAAACATGTTTACTAATAACATTATGTGCTTTAGATAAAGTTTGTTCATTAGTTGATTTTAATGTTGAAGGTGCATCTGTTCCTCGTAACCGTGTATGGAGAGTATCTCTAAATCTTTTTAAAGTTTCTTTCCCAGATTCTGCTGCAATTCCTGCAACTTTTAATACTCTATCTGCTGCTATCGCAATGGGAATACCACCAAGTGCATTAATTGTTCTAGCTTTTAAATCATCATAACCACCATTTTCATCATCATCAGCCCAATCATCAATAACATCAACAATTTTATCTGCTGTGTCTCCCCCCATTTCCGCTGGAATCATGTCAATAACATTAAGCATTCCTTTTGCTAATTCTTCGTCACCAACAACAAAATCTCCTATAGCACCACCAAATATTGCTTGAATAAAACGATTTGTTACGCCTATTCCTTTTATTGCTTTCATTGCAGGAATAAAACCTAATAATGTCTGAGTAAAACCGGAAGTAATCTTGCCTGTTGTAGTAGTAGGTAATTCATATTCTGTTGCAGGAAGCCCAAATTTTTCAGTTGTAGCTTGCATTAAACCAGTTAAATCTGTAACAGTCTTTTCACCTATTTCTGTTTCAGGAATAGGGATAAGTCTTCCAGCAGCATCTATTCCACGTTGAAGACCTTGAGCAAGTCCACGCACAAGTTCCATTGCTACACCAGGTTCTTCTTCTTGCTGAAGACTTTTATTTTTATCAGCAAAAACATCTTCTAATTGTGGAGTTTCTACTAATGGTTTTTGTTCTGGTTTTTGTTCTTTATTAGAAACATCTTTAGGCAAATAGTCTTCAGATGAAAATTCAGCAATAATTTCTTTAATAAATTCTTCAGATTCCCCAGCATCAATAAGACTTTGCACTCCAGCTTGTAAATGAGGTGGAATATTAAATGCGCCTTTTTTTTGTGATTCAATTTCAGCCATTATTATTTTTTACCCTCATTAGGTTCTATTCAATCTGGAAAAAAGCTTTCTATATAATTTTTTGCTGCTTCAACACTTATGGGTCTACCAAAAACTTCAGGACTACCTAAATATTTCGCCGCCATTTCTGCATAATTTGGAAAATTCAAATTACCTGTCTTTGGGTCTCTGCTCATCATAAACTTTAATTTCTTTTTAAAGTTATCAAATGGTACATTTAGCGGTGCAGTGCCTATTGGGTTCGAAAATTTGTCTCTGACATCTAGCATTCTTTCTATTCGCGATTTTATTTTATTATTCCAATAGTCAAGATACTGTTGTTGTTCTACACTATTGGTTTTAAATTTTGGGTCTTTTAATACATCTTCTACTGATTTTGTTTTAAGCGATTCAGTAATTTGTTGATTTAACATAGCAAATGCTTGCTCATACAAAGCATCTCCTGCTGGAGTACGCTCTCCTTCTTCATTTTGTTGAAGACGTTTTTTTAATATTCTTCCTAAAGTTTCTTTTGTTTCTTTTAATCTTGCATTATTTAAATTATCCCTTTTTGTTGCGTGGTCTAATACAGTTTGAAGATTAATGTTGCTATTTCCACTTATAGGTAATGGATAATCATCTCCAAGTTGGATTAACTTCCTAACTCCTGCCTCATCTAAATAATTTGGATCATTTGTAGGTAAGGCTGTTCGTTCCATTAATCTTACATATAATTCATTGTGTTTTTTTGTTGGCTCTGAATTTTTATTTACTCTATTGTTTTTAATTTTATAGAAAAAATTAATTAATGCTTGTCTACTTACGTTACCAGTTGCAGGTAAATTAACATTTCTTATTTCTTCCAAAAGATTACCTTCATCACTTAAATCAGAATTTGGATTTAAAATTTTATCTTGAGTATTTTTAAAAATTTCGTCTTCTACTTGTTTTTCAGTTTCTTTCATATCTAATTGTTGTTGTTCTAAATCTGTTCCAGCCCCAAATATTTTTTTACGTACTTCTCGTTTTTCACTAGAAGACAATGAATTATAAATATCTAAATCTTCTTTAGTTACTGTTCGATTAACATTTCTATTTACTAAATCATTAATTATTAAACTACTAAAATTCTTAACAGTTAACCCAGAATTAGGGTTATAATTTTCAGTTAATAAGATTAAAGAATTTTGTTTTTCTTTTATAAGTTTAGTATTTAACAATTTTTCATGTTTAATTAAAAGTTTAGTTAAATCAGCTTCACTTATAACTTCAGAAGAAACAACAAATTCTCCTGATGTTTTTAGTTTTTCTAATAAATTTTTTATATCACTAGTTGTTGTTAATCTATCTATAGAATTTAATTGTTCATTTGCTTCTGAAAAAAAATTACTATAACTGTTATTTCCAAAAGTTGTTTTCATTTTATTTTTAAAACTAGATTTTAATTCTTCTCCTTTTGGCGCAGTAATAATTCTATTTTTGACAAGGGAATTTATTTCTAAAACACCTAAAGATACTAATTCTTTAAAATTATTAGAATTATCTAACTCTAAAGGAAGGTATGTTGTTGTATTTTCCGTTGTTTTAAATATTTCGTGTATATCATCAAGACTTTTTAATGCTTCACCAAGTAATTTTTCATTTAATTTTGTAATTGCATTTGTTTTAATAGTTATTTCTGTTTTTGCAGAAAGAGAAGAAAAATCTTTTTGAAATTTATTTAAAGCAGCAGGAGATAACCCATCAGAATTAGAAGCATAAATAGTTTCTAATCGTTGCTGTAAATCGTTTATTGTTGGAGGCGTTGCACTTGGAATATTTTCTTCCCACGAAAGATATTCTCCTGTATCCATTTTTTTTATAAGTTCATTAGTTTTTAAAATAGCGTTTTTTGTTGCTTCAGTGGCTTCTCTTTCAGATTGAAATGTTAAAAGATTTTGTCCAACATTCTGTATTACATCACCAAATTTTTGTAAACCCACACCTGTTGTATCTTGAATTGTAACAGGGCGCGGAGAGGGAACGCCTGTTTGTGACGGCAACTGTGTTTGTCTTGTTAACGATTGGATTCTAGCCATACTTACAACCTTATGCTAATAAACTTCTGCCAGGAGAATACATATATCCTGTATAAACCCCTGAAGCGAGTGAACCTAACGCACTTGTATAACCTGACCTTTCTGCATTAGCAGCATTTACTATATAACGCTGTTGAGAAGCGGCATGTTGCTGTGCTTGCGTTGTATAAGCTCCTGCTTGCGTTTCAGCCCCATAAAGAATAGCAAGTCGTTCCTGTTCTGCTACAGCCGCCGTATCCGCTGCAACATCAAGTGGAGTACCTTGATTAATAACAACACCACCTTTAGCATAAGCAACTTTCTGATTTGCAAGAAGTCTTCTTGCTCTTAAAGAAAATATATCAGCCCTATCTTCCCCTGCTCTTTTTGCCATTAACGCATTATTTTCTGCAACTTTTGCATTATAATTTGCCATTCCAGCCATGTATTGCATATTTGCAGCAGCAACTTGGCCCTGATAAGCATTACCATATGCACTTGTTAATGACCCAACAGCATTAAAAGCCTGTCCTATATTTGATAAAGCAGAAAATGCCCCTGAAAGTGCTGACCCTATACCATATGTTCCAAATAATCCTGGTGTTGCGAAAGAAGCATGAGAAGCAGCAGCCCCAATTAAACCTGCTCCTGAACCGGCAGCAGTTCCGATAAAAATAGAAGGACACATATTATTCACCCATCATTTGTAATTAATCTTAAAATAATTGCTGCAATATGCATAGGCAATGGTTGCTTTTGCTGAACAACAACTTGGCCTTCAGATTCCCAGCTACCACGAAACTTAATTGTTTTGTCGCCCGTAAATAACGGTGGTGCGCTATCCATAGGATCACTACCCTGACGAAACTGAAGTTCATCCAATTCTGATGTTAACGGGCCAACAAATGCCCCTAACGTCTGAATAAATCTTACTGTTACTTCAAAAACTCTTTTTATTTTTCCTTGAGCCACCCCATCATCTGAACCAGCTTCCGGCCTTAATGTCTTTATGGTGGAATAATACGGCAATCCAATCTGAGCTTTTTCTACCGTTGGCGATATTGACGACAAGCCAGAATAACCAACCGAATATCCTGTTATTGCTTGTGTTGAATAAACATCTCCATTGCCTAAAAAATGAACTGTGTCATTAAGCAAGTGGTCAAGGCCCGATATTGTTGCTGTTGCGCTACCATCATACGATAATCCACTATCAACAAAAAATGCTGTATCCTGTGTTTTTCCTTCATCAAGGTCAAAACGTGCATCCATAAACTCAACATATCGTCGTGTTGAGCCATTTACGGTACGTTGCACAATCATCCATAATTCGTCTTCACCAGATGTTGTGGACGGAATAATTGAAAGACTTTCAACTAAAGCAATGCCCTGGTCAGTTGTTGCAAGTCTTGTTGTATCGCTAGAAACAACAGTTAATGGATTAACTCCTAATCTAGTTGTTTCTGTAACCGTAACTACATTAGCAGCAGGATTAGCCACCGTAAAATCAGCGTGTAAATTAATAGCAGTATAAATATTATCTGCTGTTGTATTATTTGATTCATTGTGGAAAAATTTATTTGTTTCTGGTGATGGTGAACTTCCAGCCCCCTGGCAAGTAAAAGTAACAGTTGAGCCATCTGATTTTGTTAATTTTAAAGTTGCACCTGTAGCAATATTTGCGTAATCCGTTACGGTAATAGTACATGCTCCCGACACGCCACCTAGTTTGTGCCGATGCCAAGCCACAACATTTTGATCGCGGAGATAAGTCATCCCAACAAGCTGTCCATCAGCTTTAACTGCCCAAACAATTGTTGAAGGTTCTTGCTGATAAGCAATTTCAGTAATGCCACCTTTAGCAACTTGATTGCTTAATATTGTTAAGTCAGGACTATTATAAGCATCAGATTCAAAAGAATAAGTAAATTCACGTAACTTTCGCTGTTGCCGTTGAATAAAAAGAACAACATTATCAACCCGCACAGGTTTATGATTATGAGAACCTCTTGTTCCTTCTCTAACAACTCTTACATTTGTTGGAGTTAAAGGGTCGGCTGTGGTTGATCCTGAAATAATAAATTCACCGCCAACCGTACCCACAGCCATAACTTTTCCTGGCGATAACCAGCGAATAACATTAACTTGGTCTGTTGCTAGTGTATAAGTAACAGGGTCATCGTCTAAAGTTCCAGGCGTAAAGTTTTCATAATCTCCTGATTTTGAACCATAAATTGTTTGTGGATTAGCAGTTGACCCTGCAAAAAATAATCTTTGTTCAAAAAATGCAACAGTAGCTGGATACCCAGTAGTGCCTGACCATGCCCCTAAACGCCATTTTGTTTCACCACCTGTTCCACCAAATGTGGCATTAACTGTAACTGTAACTTCCGTTGTGCTTCCTCTTGCCGTAACCGTGGCATAACCCCACTGGATGCCGCCATCTCTAAGAAATTTCCAAGTACAACCATTATCAACAATTTCATCACCTTCTCCTGAAGGCCCACCAGAACTTGCTGACGTACCAGCCTTAATGCATTCATAGACATTTCCACTGTTACGCTTAACATCACCGACTGCATAGCTTGTATCGGCTGCCCATGCTGCTGCCTGATGACCAATGGATATGAGGCGGCCTACATCTGTCGTTTGAAAGCCATCCCCACCATTAATTCCAGTTATGGCAGATGCTGTAATTGTTCGTGAACTTCCCGTTGTATGACTTGGCGTTAATGTTGTTGTTGTTGAATTTTCTTCAAGATATGGGCCATCAGTAAAAGCAACATCGGTAATTGTCCAACTAGTATGTGCTGTTCTTGTTAATTTTCGTGGCGTATAACTTGGGTGTGTTATATATAAAACATCAGCAGATTGGGCAAATTGTAAAGTAGGAATATTTGCTGTAAGATAAGTTGTTGTTAAAGTAAAAACTCTTGATGCTGTTCCACCGCTAGACCATGTAACAAAATCCGATGAATTAATATTGTTTCCGTCAATGTCTGTTAGTTGAAATGTATGCGTTGTTTTTCCTGCAACAAGAAAATATTTGCCGTTTAATTCCGTCATACCAGAAATTCCGGTAATAAAAACTTCATCACCGTTTGAATAACCATGACTGCTAATTGTTACAACGGCTGGAGATGCTTTTGTAACTGCTGTTATATTTTGACCTGTTTCAAGAATTGACCCTTGGTCTTTATAAAAGCGCATATAAAGATTGCCAACTTCAATACAGTAGGCTTGTGTTGTTGAGAACTCAAAAGGAATTAACCGTGTTTTTGCAGAAGAAGTTTTAACTTCTTTAACAAAACGTGTTCCTGGTCTCCTAACAATTCCACCATGCGGCTGAACAATAAAATTTTCAAGAGTGTCTGCACCATTTTTATATTTGGCAATATCAATTCTACCGTGCAAATCTTTTGATAATTCTCCAGCCGTAAAATTTGTTTGGATTGTTGAAACGCGAGACATTTACGTTCTCGATTCAAGCCAGCTTGTTTCACTTGCAGACAACGCTTCTTGTCCATCTATAATTCGCGCTTCTTTTAATAAAACAGCAAATTTATTTTCTGCATTTTGTGCAACTGTTTGTGAAGCAGTAACATCATATGCTATATCTGCTGCAAGACGCAACGCATAAACTTCAATAAATTTTACATCAAACAAATTTGGGTCTGTTACTCTTTCTGTGTAAACAATATTTAACGGCGCACCAGCATCCGTTACAATTTGACGGCCCTCAACAACCCATGCAAGCGTTGTATCTACTTCAATAATTCTTAAACAATTATCTGGAAAATCAAATGCATTAGTATATTCGTAAACAGGAGCAGTTGTATTTGCAGCCAAAGCAACACGTTTTAAAGCAAAATTCCAAGGATGGTCGCGCAACAACTGGTCAAGGGTCTGTGCGTAAAGACGATTACAAGATCGCGCTTCCTTAGTATCATCAACCAAAGACGTAATAGGATTTGCTCCTAAGTATGTTAATGACCTGTTTGCTATTTCAACAAAAGTTGTTGCCATTTAAAAATTCCTAATATTCTTAATAAAATAAGAAAAGGAGTGGGCGCAAACGCCACCCACTCCCTATCCTAACTAGTCTACGACATAGTGGATAACAAACGACATATCGCCGCCAGTACCACCTTCTGCATGCATTGTTGCAGCAATATAGTAGTACCCGCCTGGATCAGTCGAGTCACCCGCTAGTTCGTACATTTTTTGACCACAGGTATTAATATCCGCAGCCTCATGTCGAACGTCAGCAAATGCACCTGCATCAGCAACAGCCGTGGCAAAAACGTCTTCGTCTTTAACCACACCCGCCGATGTGTAGATACCAACGTTGAATGTGCAACTTCCACCAAATGTATCAGACGCAATAAAAACATGCGGTACAGACGCATTTGAAGGAATTGGAGCCAACATGACAATATCATTGTCATTCGTGTCCCCAGCAGCACAAGCAACAGTGCCTTGAGCGATACGCACACGCCCATGCAAGTTGGATGCATCACTAAGAACAGGAGGTGTTGCCTCAAAGTTGCTAACTAGAGTTGAGTTTTTTGTACCCATTAATCAGCCCCCCCTTATGTTGGATCACATTCAATGTAGCCAACCAATTCTTCTTGCATACGGGTTGCCCCGATTGACATAGAAGCAAATACCTGAGTTGCGTGATTCTTGTCAGGACGCTCAGATATTTTAATGGATGGTTCTGCCCCAATGGCAAGTTTCATTCCAGCTTTTTGCCAAAATAAAACTTTATGATCGCTGTTGCTATCAACACCAATTAATTCAGTGCGAACAAATTGAAACCCTAAAAAGGTATCAACGTCTCCGTTTACAAGAGCTTTCACACTTGCAAAGTCTGAACTAGTAACTTCAGTTTGACCTAAAAGGTTTTGAAGTTGTTTAGCATTAATAATGCAATAACGATCTTCGTCTTCAGCTTCATTAGCATCAAGAACCTGTTTAGCGGCTCTTAATTTGCCAACGTTAAGGCCAGTATCTGCTGCTGGAGAAATTCCAACTTGCACATCAACGGTATTACCCGCTGTATATGAAGTTGACGTTCCACCTGCAACTCCTGTAAAAGCCGTTGCATCAGCAGCAGTAACAATTGCTGAATCAATGGCTCTGCCTAAAGCGTTAGCCGCTGCCATTGAGTATGGGCCTTGCGGATTTATAAGCAAGCGAACTTGATCTTCATTATCAATCAAATCTGCCCAATCATAATCTTCAAGGGATACTCTGCGCCTAGCATGGGGTGTGTCCATTCTTGGCGTGTCAGCGTGGCGAGAAGTACGCAATTGCGCCGCCGTTGATCCTATTTGCTCAAAGAACGCATTCTTACCTACTACAGTTTCAACTGAAACTGTGTCACGCAAGCGCGAGCCTTTTTGCTGAACAAGATGTTCGACATTGCCTTTGTACTGCTCCACCATTGCCGTAGTAATTTGTACACTCATTGTACGAACTCCTATAGTGGTTAAGTTTTAAAGTTTTTTTCGGGGAGTTGTCTGCAATACAGGCTCTGTCCTGCGCTATCGTGCGCTACCCGTTAGTCTTTCCTAAAGTCAATTCCGGCCCTAACGGGTTATCGGATAATTCTAAAAATAAATTTACGCTTCTTCTTTTCCATAAGCAAGCTCATGGAGATTAATTAATTTTTCATTTAATATTTTATATTCAGGATGAGATTCGTCATACAACGCAGGGTTTGCCCTAACTTTAGAAATTTGTTCTTTTGCCATTTCCGGCGTAGTTCCAAATTTTCCTGAACTTTCCATATCTTTAAATTGCGAACCTGAACCTAACTCCATACCAATTTTTGTCCATGCTTTAACAAATTCAGGGTGTGAGCCAAGACCAGTTTGATTTAACAAATCCATTAAGCCTTCAGAGCCAAAAGCACGAACAGCCTTTCTTGCTGTTGCAATACGCTCATCAAAAGCTGTTCCATATTCTTTCTGCAATTCTGCTGTCCAAGTTTCTTGTTGCGCCGCATGAGATGCTTGCGCTTCCTCTTGAGACTGCATTGCTCTTTCAACAAATTTATCATGTATTTGCTGTGCCATTACAGCAGGAATTTTTGCTCCATGCGCTGTTTCACGAAACCAATCAGATAATCCCTGGTCATATGTTTCATAGCCGTCAGGGGCTGCTAGAGCATAATCTTCTGCTTTTTCAGGCGTTCCAAGTTTTGCCCAACCATCCCATTCAGAAAGGTTTGAATCAGCAGACGGTAAAGTAATTTTATCAGCACCTACTGTTTTTTCTAAATTAACGTAACTTTTAAGAACATCAGCGTTTGACTTCCAGCCTTTTGCTTCAATTGTCTCTTTGTAATCGTCTAACCCTTCTGTCCATGCTGAACTTTCGGGGTTGCCTGTTAATACAGACCCTTCAGTTTCTTCACTCATTTTCTTCTTCTCCTTCTCCTAATGCTATTTGAGTTAATTTATCTTCATCAATAGAAAGCATATGGATGATACGACGCACCATGTCGCGGCTTCCTTCCATATGTTGCAATTCACTATCTTGGCGAACGCCTGTAATACTATAAAGCCCAGAAGCCTTTATCATATCTCCAAGAACAACACGGCCTTGTGGCGTATTAAATATATCTTTATACGCTTGAATGCTGTCTTTTTGAGACTTTATATGGTCGTCTGTCATGCGCTAGGCGGTAATTGCGCTTGATTAGCAATTTGGCTAACTTTTAACGCTGCATCTGCTGCCTGTGGTGCAGCGGAAAGACCTGCTTGAATAGCCTGAGCCTGGTTTCGTTGAGTACGCATATTTTCAATATCATCCTGACCACGCAAAATTTTTCTTGGCGCACCATTTGTGTCAGCAAGAATGCGGGTAATTTCATCAAAATCAAAATTATCCATAACACTTGGGTCAACCGCTGCTATTGGCTGAACCATTTCCATTGTGCGGAGAATCCCAACACCTTCTTCAGCTTTCATTGCCCTTGATAACGGAGACACATATTCAATTTCATACTCTCCTTGCGCCTCTATCATTATCGGTGGTGGCGGTGGAAGCACACCTTGTTCATCAAGAAT